GAAGACCTTTCTGCCTATGCCGAACGCGGCTTGCTCCGTTTCAACCGAGCGGAAAAACATAGTCCGGACATGCAGGAAATAAGGAACCAGTTCTTAGGTTTCCCGGATGCAGAACACGACGATGGTCCTGATGCCGTAGAAGGCGGTGTCTATAAACTCAATAAGCCGTCACTTAAAAGCAAGAGTGGTGGTATACGTTCAACTAAATATAAACATAATACAGCCCGAAGAGGATAACTTATGGAACTAAAGTTTTTACAACAGGAAGATTACCTGACTTTTATCAGCGAGAATTCGTTGAGTAAACGTTTACGCGACAATGCGGCTAAATTAGTCGATTGTGAAAATGCTGCCTTTGGACATATTTATGACAAACTGAGCCAGCGGTACCGGATCAGCCAGGAGATAGAACGACAAGGCTGCAACCGCAATCCGTCTTTGGTCCGCTGGATGGTTATTCTGGCTGTTTACTACCTGTATCAGTCCGGCCCGGATGATGAAATACCGGAACATGTCCGGCAAAACTATGAAGATGTACTAAAGGAAATCGAGAAAGTAGGATCAGGACGTCAGAATACGACGCTTACACCCGTCTTGAATGATACTGGCAACCCTAAAACAGTGTTTGCCTGGGCAAGCCGTCCCCGGCGTAGTCATAACCCATTCGAGTAACACCGTTTAAACACTGTTTAAACTTCTCTCTAATCAATTATTATTATCATGGATATACAACGTATCAGAAATAGCATGGCGTCCTTCATAGGAGGCTTAAAAAAGAAAAAAAGATATTCATCCGGATTAGATCGTATTTCTCCAGAAAGAGTAAATATGCAAATCAACGTACTCAATAGGGCTGTCGAAGATGCCTTATATTTACCCAATCCGGACAGACTCAAACTATTAGAGATTTATATAAACACATGGAAAGACAGCCAGGTGATCTCTGAACACGAAAAAGCGGAAGCATTTCTGATCACCGAGCCATTTGAAGTAGGGAAACAAGGTACTGATACAGAAGATAAGAAACGAACGGATTTGTTCAAACGTCCTTGGTTCACACATTTTCTGACCATGGCTATGGATTTGGAATTTTGGGGATACCAATTAATCGAATTTCAGGAGCAGGACGAAAAGGGAGAATTTATTGATGTAAAAATCTTTCCCCGTGAACACGTACGTCCTTTTGAAAAATTGATCGTGATTAATCCTTATGACAGGGAAGGGATATCCTATGAAGGTGTTGAAACTGACTTTTTCCTCCTGCCTTTGGGAGAACCTGAAAACTTAGGTAAGCTGGAAAGCATTAGCCGGGAAGTAATCTGGAAAACTTTTGCCCGATCGGACTGGAGCGAATACAATGAACGTTTTGGAAAACCTTTTATCACTTATGAGACTGATACCGATAATGAGGCAGAGAGAAAAGCAGCGCTGGAAATGGCTGCAAATTTCGGAAGCGACCTGGTCGGTGTGATCAGTTCCAATGAAAAACTGACTGTTACTCCGGTTGCCAGCAAAGAAAGTTCTGATAATTATAAAGGTATGGCCGAATTTTGCGATGATCAGATAGCAAAAATGATGAATGGACAAACGGATACAGGTAAAAACGGAGCCTGGTCAGGAACTGCGGAAGTACATGAACGTGTTCTTACCGAGTTTACCAAGGCACGTATGAAACGTATTCAGGACCTGATAAATTACAAGCTGTTCCCATTTCTATTCTGAAAGGATATCCGCTCAAAGGATATGAATTCCGCTTTTATGGTCTGAAGCATAAAAAGGAAAACACGATAGATAATAAGAGTTATGACGAACCAAGTCCTGCAAAAGAAAATAAAAAAGGGGAAAACGCATCTCTCGGTTTTTTCGGCCGTGCCCGGAGGCTATAGGTTTTTCCGGGCTGATTAACGGACTTTATACTGCTTCTTGCGGAATCTGTAATGGTAGCGGTAAAACAGGATTCAAGATCACTTTTCCGGGCGGGTTGCAGAAGAAAGTCTTGAGACGGATTTATGAGCAGTTTGATATTGAAGGTGACATTGATCCGGATTTGTTCTCTTTCACAAAAGAAGAGTTAGACAAAGCTGTAGAGGAAGGATTCGGCCGACCGAAATGGGGTGATCCCAATTATAAATTCTTGCAGGAACTAAAATATAACAATGCCGTATTTGCTGCATTCAAGACGCACCGGCAACAAAATGACCTGGCAGCCCTCCTTGTAGACGATGAAGGGAAACAACGGCAATTCAGTGATTTTCAAAAAGCATCCGAACCGATTATTGGTTCTTACAATTCAACCTGGTTGAAAACGGAACATGATACAGCCGTTAAATCTGCCCGTACGGCTGCCCGGTTTAAGGAATTTGAAAAGGATCAGGATTTATACCCTAATCTGAAATGGCTCAAAAGTCGAGCGGTTAACCCACGTGATTCACATAAACCTTATTATAATAATGTACGTTCATTACGTGATAGCTGGTGGAAAAATCATTATCCGGGTTGCGTGTATGGTTGCCAATGTGATGTTAAGAATACAGACGAACCTGTTACACATCGTGGCGATACTCCTGTAAACTTTCTCTCCAGGGAAACAACTCAGGCAAGTCCGGGACTTGATCTGAATCCAGCCATGACCGGCAGCATATTTACAGAACATCATCCTTACATACAGGAGTGTTATCCCGGGGCACATAAAGCTGTTGCCAATTTTCTTAAAAACTTAATGAAAAAAGATGGGAACAAATCCTGACATAGAGCAGATAATCAGGCATAAACTGGAAGAGGTTAGTGCATGGGCAAAAAACGATTTGCCACGGATAGTTGGAAAGGAAGCCGTAGATCACTTCCGCGATAACTTCAACAAAGAAGGCTTTGTCAATGGTGGTCTGCATAAATGGCCCGAAGTGAAACGTCGTGACGAATCAAGCCCCTGGTATGGTTTTGATTACAAAGGTGAAAAGCGGACATCTTACGCCTTTAAACGGGATAAAAAAACAGGGAAGTCTTTTAAAGACAGGAAACAGAAAAAATTGAATTTCAGCAAAACTGCGACACAACGAAAAATCTTAAACGGTCCTTCTCACGAGTTACAAAACAGCTTGCGGTATATTGCAAATACCGGTCAGGTAACCATTACCTCCGATAAACCCTATGCTGCCATCCAGAATGACGGAGGGACTGTTCGGGTTTTCGGTAAAGGTTCAGCCCAATTACCCGCTCGTCCCTTTGTTGGCGATAGTAAAGAACTATCGGATAAAATCGATCAAATAATAGATAATAAACTCAATCAAATATTTAAATAACTATGTATTACGAATTGTACAAATCTATCAAACAACAGATTGCTGATTCCCTGGGATTGATCATTGATCCGGAAAACGGACAAATAACCGGAAGTGTTTCCGGTGGTATACAGGACATACAATGGTTTAATGCTCAATACGAAGGGATTATCCATATTGCTCCATGCTTGTTTATCGAATTCTCTCCGCTGGTCATAAACAGACAAACCAAACAAACCAATACAACTGAGATCACTATTCGTTTACATGTAGTGTCAGAAGTAGTAAGCGAATCAGACGGATGTATACCGGATGCAGATATACTTCAACATGAAACACTTGGACATCAAGTCCTGGATGCAGTAGAAGATAAATCGTTAATATTTCTAGGGGAGGAAACCAGATCGCTCAGACTGGTAGGATGGACACATCATCATAAATATAATGGTTGGATGGTGACCTTGATCGATTTAAAAACTAAGGGATAATTGTCGTCTATCTTCTTCTTTCCTCCGGCCATACTTCAGTTCATGTTTGGCCGGATAGGAAAGGTACCGGTTGAATGTAGCGTAGGATATAAAGTATTTCGGATAGATTTCTGTTTCGTATACATGTAGTTGCGTTATGCCATGACGTTTGCGTTCCAGAACAAGGTTCTGAATCTCCACCATACGTAATAATGTGTTCCTGTTATTATATGCCATACCCAAACTGCCTACGAAACGAATAACCTGTTACAAAATTATCCGTGCAGGTAATAGAATACAAAAAAAAGCGACATAATTTTCATGATGTCGCCTTATTTCAATAATAATCAATGAAGTTTTACATCTTTCACGATATTAACTAATAGCCTCTGAGCTCATAGAGCAAGTCACTTAATTTTTGATTTTCTTGAATAAAATCTATCAAAAAATTTTCTGTAATCACAAATTGCCTATTTTCTTTATCTTTTGTGGCTAATCTCTGCTCACCATCAGTATCTGTAATTTGAAAACCATGAGAAATTCTATTTCTTTTTTTACATAATAAATCAAATAAATCTACAATTTTTTCACCAGAGGCTTTCTTTATTATTTCTTTTACAGAATCAAGCATCTGTCCTGATGTTTTATCTATCAGTTTATACCAATCAAGGTCAGCATTAGTACCTACTCTCAAATAAGTTTCAATAATAAAAGCATTATTTGAATTAAAAACGCAAATAGCAGTTCCTAATAACTCCCTATAGTTTTTAGAAGGCAAGGCCATTCTTGTATAATCTTTACACATATTTTAGTCTTTTTATAAACATTCTCAACTATATACAAAAGTACATAAATATTTTTACTCTTATTCTTTAGGCGAACCCTAAACCCCGACAAAAAATAAAAGCCCGGAGGCATCCACCTTCGGGCTTTTATTTTAAGATACGTCACAGTCCTTGTTAATAGGGAGAGGATCATGTGTACAGACAAAACATGTACCATTATTACTCTGCTTAACAAAATAAGCGAAATCCCCGAATCCATCCCCAGAACCACCATTTATAAAAGGAGGAATCCATGCTATTCTCATAATGCCATCGCCTTCCCAGCCTGCCTCAGCAAACAGTTCATCTACAATTGGTAATTCTTGGTTTACCTGTTCCTCTGTTGTCATAGGACAAAAGTACGGATCATCCAAACGGTCAAGAAACTCTTCTAAGGTCATCATCATTTTAGGACAATCGACTGGTGTTAAAACATATACATACATAATCTTAAAATTTTAAGTGTATTACAATTCCCAAATGTACCCTTTTACTAGCCATGAAAAACAATCGTTTACATGTTTGTAAACATATAAGCGATATTTTATTTCACATCTTCATGATTTGAACTATTAACTATCTAGTCATTAATCATTATTGGACATTTTGCTACACATCAGTATTAACGAAACACATAAAGTCAAATAAATAAATTCGGTTGTATACTGGTGTACTAATTCTAAAAGATTACCTAGTAAATCTAACAGACTCCATAATTGCTCCATGTCCAAACTTTCTACAAACATCATAGCTTTCATTGTTTTTTTGCTACAAAGAAAGATGATACTAATCAGAAGTTAAAGGACAAATAAGCACATAAAATAGTCTTTGATTATACACGAAACAATTGTTTGTCAACATATTTGATTAGTCGGCAAAATAGACTAATTAGTTTAAAAGTCAATCGTTCCAAAAGTTATGATAAAAATCAATTGTTATAATACCATGTAAATCAGATGTTTTTTTGTTAATATAATATAATCGACCATTTTAGACATAAACTGCGCAGAGTTTCGCCTAAAATGATCGATCTTTTGCGTAAAACAGTCAATTTTTTTGAGATTTGCAGCAATAGAATTTGTGCATTATGCTCAGTTTTTTAGATGTTAATCAGTATTTTAATTCAGTCCAATGAATAATATGTCCTCTGAAATGTTCCTGAAAATAAAGCCAGAAGGCTACGAGAGAGGGGAAACCATCGTTCCACGCAAGCTGTTGCATTTGTTCGATATTCAACAACCTTCCTTCAATCCATATTTTTCCTTCGTTGATAGATTCTGATCCTGGAAGAATTTCAATGTTTTGAGTACAATGGCAAACGTTCTCTAAAAGACACTTTCTTTTATCGCGTTTATAGGGATAAATGATGTGTTTCAATGTTCTACCTGTCGCTATTGCTTTCGCTCGAATGGTATGCTTTTTTGTTCCATCACGCAAGACTGGAGCAAATTCTTTTTTGTAATGGTAGTTCATGACTTTTTATTCTTTTACTTCAATAAATATCACATCTCTACCATCAGACCGACCACCTTCATCGCAACCTTCCATCCCTATGATTTTACCACACATCTTCGAAGGAATGGATATGAAAAAGCAGTCGGTACACCCTGCTCCTTCTACACATTTCAATTTAACTAAGCCGCAATCGAACGTGTTTCCTAATTCTATTTCATTTGCCATAAGTTCAGTCTTTTTTTAGTTTTGAGGGTTATTACTTCTTTGATTTACGACACTTTACACAAAGTGCTCCAGAAGGAAAGTTATAAAGCCCCTCTCCGGGAGCGAATACCTTACCGCATTTTGAGCATTTCTTTCGGGTGTCTAACTTAGGGGATAAAGCCTGCTCTAATACCATCCTGTCATTATTTGGAACCCCATCGACATAAACAATGCCGTCTAAATTGTTGGATTCAATATATTCTTTCGCTGCTTCAACAGCTTGTTTCCAAGACAGAAAGCATTCGATTAAGTCACCAACCTCATAGGCGTAGAATCTATCCTTGTCAGATTCTATTTCTTTTTGCGTGATTGGTCTTTTTATCTTCTCGTTACAGTAGTCGTTATTACTATCATAATAAGCAACTGATGCATAATAATGAATAGCCTCCACGCACTGCCTACAAAAGGTAGTAAGCTGTATTATTATTTTATTCATGTTCGTTGTTTTTTTTATTTTTAACTAATTGTAAGCCGTAGTTTGCACCTTTTTTCACCCAAGTAAAAGAACCTTTGATTCGACCTTTTATCATTTCTTTCACAACACTTTCAATATCACTCATAAAGACTTGATATTTTATTTTCTGGGCAAAATAGTTATTTTCCCTATCCTCGTACGGAACAAGAAGCATTACAGCCGAAGAGCATCCTCTTGAATAACCTGCTATATACAAGTCAGCTTCAAAAACATAGTTGTCCCTTTCTTCGTCGTAGATATCTCCATCCCATTTACATGGCACTCCTTTAAAAAAGTGCATTTTCCAAGTTTGTTTTTTCATATCGTAATTACCACTTAATCGCCAAATGAATATTCTTTAGACTGAAGCTGGTAACATCGTACCCCAAACCGATTAATGCCTGTTGTATAGGGGTGATCAGGGCGACATCTTCGATTTCCGATTGATAGTTCAAAGAGAAATTGCCGACCTTGGACTCATGACTGATCAGTGAATAGATTTCGTCCAGTACTTTGTTGACCAGACTGGAATTTTCCGTCGCTATCCGACGCGCTTCTTCTGCATTTAATTTGTTCATGATTGTATGTTTTATTGATTATTGATATCAAAAAGGTATGTTTGATTTTTATTTACGTATTACTTGCGTGTTTTTGATAACACTAAGTCCAGTTTCTTACTATACTCAACGATCTGCGTAGCGTTACGTCGGAGTATATAGTTCTCAGCTTCCAGTTCCCTGATCCGGTCACCTTGCTGTTTTGTGATGGCAGACATGCGCAGAAAGGAATAAGCGGTCCGCATGATTGCTTTCGATGCCTGAAAACAGCCTGTTTCTTTCATTATCGCCCGGAGAGTTTCATTATCCTGATCCGTCAGATCACGGATCAGGATATTTTTAAGCTTCCGTCCCATCAGCATTAAATGTGTTTGTCGTTACAAGACTGATGTCTTTATTATGATCTGTCAGATGTTTCTTGAATGCCCTGAAGGAACGCCAGGTGTAAAGGTTATATTCAAAATATTTTTGTTGAGCTTTCTTGCTGCGTTTACCCCATAGTTTAACACGCGCTTTTAGTTGTTTGGGAGTATACAAAGGTTTCTTCACCCTGTTCCAAAAGCGATCGCCGATCTCATTTCCGACAGTAGAATAGGCACCTTTGATATATCCGTTCACGTAGATCACGACTTCGACAATCATCTTTTTTTTGTCGATGTTATTATCCAGCTGGATATCATATCCGTCTACTTTCATTTTGATCGAACTGTAACCGGTACCCCACCAGTCTTCGACCTTTTTCCATTCATCTTTTGTCATATTCACATTCTACTTTATAATCCGGTTTCCAATTAATTTGTATCTCAGCTTTTACTTTGCCTGCCCCCTGGCAGTAGTCGCATTCGGTTTCTTTGTGTTCGCTGAAACCCACTTGTTCCGAACTGCCTCCATGACCATGGCAGACAGGACAACTAAAACCATTCAGAACCATTTTTTCCCAGACCTTTTGATAGAGGGGTGGAGTAACTTCGATAATTCTTTTTTGTGTACTCATAATGATTAATATTAATGTGTTGTTCCCGGAGGCGGAA